TTATAGAAGTCTCTGCAATTCTATCGTCAGCAAAAGCGCCTGATGTAATTTTAGCTGCATCTAAGCTGGGTATTTCAGCGGCAATTAAAGGATCTACATTTAGAGTATATATGCCAGCACTATATGCTAATTGTGCATAGTCTGCGGTACCAGTGTTTGCTGCTGAGAAATGTGCTTGTGTTTCAGATGCAGATGGTCCAGTGTATGTTATTATGCCTGTTGCATTATCATAACTAAATGATCCGTCACCACCACCATCAGTACCTGAAATAGAAGCTCTTGCTCGGCTTTGAGTAAAGTATAGATTTGAACCTTCTCCAAGTTGATCTGTGTTATAACTTGATATTAAATTTGTTGCGCCTGCATTTGGATTTGCAAATACCTTATTTAATGCAAAAACATCACTATCTGCATTATATAATATTGTAGCATTCGCACCGTCTATTGTGATGCCGCCGCCATCAGCAGCGGCTGCATTTGCTGCACCTTTTGCTATTTCTATATTTTTATCTACAATAGTAAGTTCTGTGGAATTAATAGTAGTTGTTGTTCCATCAACTTCCAAATTACCTTTAATTCTAACCAATCCGGCAGAATCATTTACTGGAGAAGGATCAATTATAATAGGACCAGTTACATTGTTAATATCAAATCCGTTTAGATCAAGATTTCCACCTAATTGAGGAGTCTTATCTTCTACAATATTTTCAAATATACTCGCTAATTGAAATGAGACATAAGGATCTTTATAAAAAGTTCTAGGTGGTTCAGATTCTGGATTATGATATATTCTACCTAAACTAAATTCTTCTTTGAAATAATCTATAGGATTACCTTGATCATCACTATCAATTAATTTATAACCAATTGGCCAATTGTGAAATTGAGATGCATCGGAATCCACATAAACATATACTTGATCATTTTTTAAATCAATAATTTGATCTTTAGTATTAATATTTGTAATAGCACCATCGTCAAAGGTAATATCAAATTTTCCACCTTTTACACCGCTAGTGGCAACACCATATGAAACTTGACCCGAAAACTTCCTTAATAGCCCGTTAAAATTTTCATCTAAATTAAATTCTAATATTTTATTCACATCTGGTATGGAATCTCCAAAGTCAGATAAAGAGATTCTAAGATAGTTTAAATCTTTTTTAACTGTTATTGCAGTAACTCCAGCATCAGACCATGTTGAGTGTGTGGTACCTCCTAATTCTGAAGTTCCGTCATTATCTAAAATTAATTGATCTGGCTGAAATGCATTATAGACAAGTGCATAAGAAGTATAAAAATTAGTATTATTTGATATAGAAACATCACTACCATCATATCCTGCAGGATTAGGTGTTCTGAATACTGTAAGTGTTGATTGTTTTGCGAATACATCTATTCCATTTTTAGGGCTTACTTCACCTTCATTAACATAGGCTATAATAAATCCCATAGACCTATTACTACTATCGCCAGTAAATTTTATTGTAGCTTCATAATCAGGATAACTTTTATCAGACACAAATCCAGTTATAGAATTGCTAACATGATCGGTGGTTAAAGTTTTTATAGTGTGACTATTGGTATCATAATAAACATAATTCATCATAGATTGATCATATGGATATCTTAATGGCGTTTTTGTCACATTTGGTATATTGCCGTGATTTATACTTTTCCAAGTAGAATGCAGCAAATCTTTTGTTTCATTTTGTGCAGTAGTATTTCCCACTGGAGATGGAATAATAGCAAGAGCCGCAGTAAGATCGGAATCAGTGTTGACGAATTTTCCTGATCTTACTATATAGTCCCACTCATAAGCATTTAATATACTATTGAAGGATAATATTTCTCCATGACCACCCGCGCCTAATTTACGAATGGTGTTAGTTATTCCATCTTCATCAACTTCGTCTAAGCCATCACTATCTAAATCGGTTACTCTTATTTTAGGATAAAAATGCCATTTATCATCTCTCTCATTAAATTTTAAAGACGCATATTTACCCTTATTTCTATAATAGTGTATTCCACCATAATCATCAGTTAGTAATACAGATTCATCATCACTATCACCAGCTTCGATTCTATATCTACCTACACGTAATTCTGATCCTATATTTGCACTATCAACTTCTATTTTATTTGAAACTAAAGAAGGTGTACTAATTCTAGTACCCAACAGTTTAGTATAATTATCTAATGTTCCTGTGCCGTCACTTTCAGTGCTGTCTCCTAAAGTTATTCCACTAGTTGCACCAAGTTTTATTTTGTCAAATGTTCCACTATCAAAGTTTAATGAATTTCCTGATAGCGTTTTTATGTGTGCGCTATCTGTATTAAGATTGGAAATATTTGCACTATCTGAAATTACTAATGTATTACCTGAAGAACTATCAAAGGTAAGATTATCTATTTGGGCACTATCTACATTTATTCCAGAAACTTTGGGTGAAATAAATTTACCATCACTATCTTTAATAAGAGAAGGTCCTAAACCTATATTTTGAACAGAATCTAAATTAAGACCACCATGAATACCACCAGCACCTACAGCAATTGCAGAATCGATCAATGCTTGATTTACGGCTAAAGTAGCGATATTTGAATCTAAATCAGACTGTATAGTTGATGCTGGTGTAGACACTAAAACATCAGTTCCTGTAACAGGTTCTTTTACTGTAAATTCAATTATGAAATTGCTTATAACTTCATAATTATTATTCAAAAGGGCATTATCATCTCTAAATCTGAGAAGTTCTATACCAATATATGATGGCATATCGTTTTGGAATATATACCATTTCTGTTTCCAGCCCGAGGCTCTAAGTTGATCTGAATTAAAAATATCGTATTCAACTAAATTTATTCCCGCCTTGAAAAAATCAACTCTATAATATTCTATATATTCGGGCCTAGTTGAAGATGTCCGTGGTTCTGTGTTTACTTGTGGTGCTATATTATGATTAGTAATAGTAATCTCTATACCTTCATGGCGAGCCAGAGGTATTCCACTTAATTGTGTAGGATATTGTAATTCTACAGTATTGACATAATCAAATGCATCTTCACCTGAATTTCCAGATAAAGTGGGATTTAAAAACTTGATTTCTCCTGATGTAGGTCTATCTGTCGATGACCCCCCATTTGGCGTAAATCTCCATTCTAAACTAGTATTTTCTGCCATATTTTAACGCCTTTGATCATCATCGTCAGCTTCACTTGGATCTGGAATATCGCCGTCTTTTATTTCAGTTTCAATTTCTTTTCTAAGGTCTTTTATATCTTCCTCTGAGTATTTAAGAACATTTTTAAAAATGAATCCTTTAGAGAAATAGTCGCCGACATAATTGGTCATTAATTCAAGGGTCTGTATTCTTTCCCTCAATATTTCAGAATCTTTTAGTTCTGCAAAATAATTATCTCTAGCATAATCAATCTTAATATAAGTTTTCCACTCGTCCCAATCTGCATCTGTAATAATTCTTTTTAAAATGAGTTGTTTCTTTAGCACTTGTAAGAATACCATACCGAATTTTTTTCGTAATCTATCAATAAACTTTGAAAATTTAATTTCTTCTCTAGAAACTTCATTACCTCTACCAAGAGAGAATTGTGATTCTTGTTCTAGTCTATTAAGAGGTACATTTAATGCACGATAAAGCCGTTTTTGAAAGTAAATAATATCATCTATCTGACCCAAGTTGTCGCCACCAGGAAGTGTTGATACTTCTGTACCTCTACCACCTTCTCGCCTGGGTAGCCAGAAATCTTCTAGCATAGACATATGTTTACGATCATCACGCAATTCACCAGTACTAGCATCATAAACAAGTTTGTTACGATATTTGGTCATGATATTTTTCATGTATTCTTCGGCTTTACCTTTAGGTAAGTTACCAACATCAACATAGAAAATTCTACGTTCTGGCGCACGACTCAATCTGTAAATAACCAGAGAGTCTTCCATCATTCTTAATTGATTGACAGGTTTAATACATTTGTGTAAGTGTGAGACCACTTTCTTTCTTGATTCATCTAATAGACCACTTGTCACATAATTTATAGCATCTGTACTGAATCTAATACCTTTGTTTGTCATAGCACCAGGTTGTACTTTTCCTGGCTTCTCCTGATAAATATAGTACTCATTAATTGTATCAATTATATCAGCATTGGTTATAGGATCTTTTTTAGTTTTAACTTCTTTTACTTTTCTAATCTTAGTAGAATCAATAAACCTCAACTCTTGTATTCCAGCCTTTTCATTCTTATCATCTACTAAAATATGATGATAAATTCTACCATCAATATACCATCTTTTGAAAATATCGTGACAATGTTCTGAAGCATCAAACATAGATAATACATGGCCAAACTCTTCCTGAATTTGATCTTTAATATTATCTTGAACTTCTACATCATCTAAGTTTAATGAAATAGTAGCATTTTCACCATCATTTACGATAGCTTCATTTACAATATCTTCTATTGCCATATC